TATTAGTTTCGTCTTTTGTCATTTTCATACTTCCGGCGCAGTGTTTTAAATATATGTTTAATCTCACTTGGCTTTGATTCAACTGTAATTGATTCAGCAATTTGTAATTTTAGTTCTTCATCACCTAGAACACATTCAACCATTGAAATTTTTCTCAACAGGTCCATCGAATAGGAATCTTTTATTCCCAACAATTTATTTTTCTGTTCTCGCTTTTTATCCTTGGCCTTTCTTTTCTGGACTTTAAGACTCTGGATTTTTTCTCGAATTTTCTTGCTGGTTTCTTTATCTTCATCGGACATCTTGCTGTCTTTAAGCTTCTTGATCTCAGCGGTAATTTCCTTGCTGCGTTTTTTATCTTTATCGGACATTTCCTCTTTTTTACCCTCGGAATCCTCTGCAGGTTGTAACTTTTCCTTTTCAGCTTTCAGACCCTTAATTTGATCATCGATCTTTTCCCCTTCTTCTTTATTCGTATCGTTTATATCACTAATCGCATCTTCCAGATCCTTAATTTGATCATCGATCTTATCAATGCCGCGGTCGAAAGGTGCTAACTTCCTAGCTACCTTTTCCTTCGCCTTATCGTGCTTTTTCTTTGCGGCATCGGCTCTGCCTTTTGAGGTCCCAAATCTTTTAAAACCTTTTTTAAGGAGGTTCCCAACTATTCCTTCTTTCAGTCTACCTCCGGCGTCCTTGATCCATTTCTTTGCAATGGGGTTTTTTGGTGGGGTTTTTGCGAATTTACTCATTTTCTTATATGCGTTAAGTGTTGCCTTTTCATAGTTTGCTCCTTCGGAATTGTCAACAATGACGAAGGCCTCTCTAAATAATCTTTGAAACTTACCGAGGTTATCTTGAACTTCTTGCCACATCTTAGTGACTTTTTTGTCACCAAGAGTTCTCCCTCCCCGTTCCCCTCTTCCTCTGTCTCGGGAAATGGCGGTTTCAAGGTTTGTGTTGACAAAAATCATTCCAATATCATAACCAATTTCCTTCAAAGATACCGCCCATTTTTGAATCTTTGTATAGTCCTTTCCAGTCCCGTCAATTACCAATCCAAGTCTTCCATTAAGGTAAAGATCCATTTTCTTTGCGGTGAGTTTCTTTGCTCCTTGCCGAATTTTTTGACCTTTTGGACTATAGATATCCTTTTGTGTTGTATCCAATCCGGCCTTCTTCAGAGAGAATTCAAAAATATCATCGGAATTCACAACTCGAAAACCTAATGAGGAGAGACCCGTCTTACCTACAGTAAAAGACTTTCCAGATCCAGGGCCCCCTGCTAGGAATACTACTTTGAAAATTGCGGGATCGTCTACACCTTCATCAATTTTCAGTTTCTTACGAAGTGCTTCAATCTCCTTACGAATCCTATTTTGAGCAGGAGAATGTGGCATATGTTTCAATGCCTTATTATATAACGCCGCAAGTTTTGCCCGGTCGTTCTCATCAAGGTCTGTGGTTTCTTGTATGGTCCAACCTTGGCCAGGAACTTTATCATAAACTTCTAATTCAGCTCCCTTTGGTGAAAGAACTGAAAGTCTTTCCATTCCCTTATATTTTGAAACTTGAAACTTGAACTTTGTGCCCGGATATTCCTTTGACCACTCTTTTTTAATTTGATTGAGTGTTAAATAGTCAACCTTTTCGTCCACTGAAACTTTTTTTCTTCCGACAGTTTTACTCAGTTCTTTCTTCTTATCTTTATGAACTTGAGTCTTAGATCCCATCATGCCCGTCTTATTCTTACGGACCTTAACACTCTCTTCTTTCTCTGGATCATCATTAGTATAACCAAGTTTACTCATTCTTTCATGATCTTCGGGTGTCTTCGCAACATGTGTTTTTCCCGTCTTAGGATCATACATCTTATGGGGATAGCCCGATTCTTCTGTTGTTTGGGCGGCAGTCTGAAGAACATCTGCATCTTTACCTCTTCTTTTGAGAGTTGCAACCATTCTGTCGGCGAGTTTTTTACTGCTTACAACTTTCCAGAATTTCTTCTCCCCTTTGAATATAATACCGTAATTGTTTGGGCCCTCTTTCCCGAGCTCGTATGATAGCTCGCGTCTTTTGAAACTAGTTATTTCTTTCAAATGGCCCATCCTCTATTTATACTTTTTTATTTTTTTAGTTAGTTCGGTAAGACTCTCAATGAAATATTTCTTTCCGGTTACATCAATAATATAGTTGGTTTTTCTTTCAGAAATTGTAATCTTATTACTACCAGAGAAGACGGTATCACCAACATTAAATATTTCACCAGCAACATATCGCTCTCGTGTTATGGAGAGTTGTGGCAACTGAATGTGTTTTCTGAAATTCATCATTTCTTTCAATCCCATTCTTTTTCGAAGTAGATTGAAAAGGGTCATGTCCTCCCCATAAGATCTTGGTAGTCCCTGAGAAAAGGATTTAAAATTACCTTCGAGTGCGGCCGCCCTCATCTTTGAAGCACTCATTCCAGTCACTCCCTCGGCATCAGGATCTCTTTCTCCTGCGGAAATTATATCTATTCCATCAGGAAAATCATAAAACCCGTGTCTTGCCTTCACTCCAGCATACTTTGTAAGAAGTTTTCTAAATTCGGAAACACGGTCTGATCCAACAACCATTACTAAACGAGTAAATCCCTGATCATACAAAGAGGAAGCAATGTCAAATACATTATTGATAGTTTTATCAATAATAATGTTTCGGCCGTGTTTCGGAAACATTTTACGCATGATCTTTACCTTCTCCTCATATTTAAGAGGATTCCTTTTCGCATCGGATGATTGTGATGCGTATATTCTGTAGTTACTTGCGGGGGCAACAGAGGCGACTTTGTTCGCCAATTTCTCGTGTCCTACCGTCGGAGGTTGAAAACGACCAAAAGTAAAAGCTACTTCCTTTGTTTTTTCTTCACTATATAATTTAAACGATTTCATCATTTTATTCATCTTTCCCAACCCTTTATTATGTCAGGTGAGAAATTATTCATTGAGAAGTCTAAACGATCCACAAGTTTTACTGCACCATCGGTTGTTTTGTCTATGGCTACAAATCCTTCACTTCCAGTTGTTTTAAATCCATTCTTGGTTCGGACAAACGTATCAAGTTCCTTCACCTTATCCAATTTTGAAATAATGAGTAGTTTGGCCTCAACGATTGCGTTCTGTAAAGAGAAAACCAGATCCAAGTTCTTCTTATTGTCCTTCGAAAAGAACTGCATTAACTCATCCAGTTTTGCCTGAACTTTAGATTTACCCTTTTCACTTTTCCTTTTTTCGATCTCTTTACCAAACTTATTTTCAAACCAGATAATCAAGTCATTAACATGTTTTCCGGTGTTTTCTATTCTCTCTCCTTTACGGACCAAAGAGTTGTTGAATGTCTCGATGTATCCAGCGAGCTCGCTGTTTGATTGGAGTTGCCGCAGTGTAGTACCCGCTATCTTTTGGAATATCTTTCCTGCTTTTGATAGAGCCGCCGTTACTCTTTTTGTTTCTGTGTCTGTGAGTGTTGCTGTGCCACTTTGATCCCTGTAATCTGCGTCCTGATACCATATAGAACTTTTTTTCTTAAGTTTACCGATGTCTATTCCGTATGATGCTTTCATATCCTCAAAGGTTTTTCCTTTGTAGGTAGTATGAAAGACCACACCTAAGTTTGCTTTCTTTATGGATTTTGCTAGATTGGACTTGACTGGTACAGCATATACAATTGTGTTTGGTTGAAATGTTACGTACTTCTCCCCGTCGATATTCTCAACGTTAAGATCATTCTTTGTAAACATAATATCGCCTTGAATTACATCTTTAATTCCAAGACCTTTCAATTCATTGTACGCTATGATGAGTTTATCCGCAAGGTCTCCTGAAGTATCGGCACGAACATCTGCCTCTGACTTATAGACCTTTGGATCTTTATTAAAAATACCTTTCTTTGCAACAAAGAATTTTCCATCACTTGGATCTATTCCGGCAAAGACTGCGGGAGCTCCGTCCCATTTGACTGTCACATCAAAACGACTCTTACCGTGACCGGCCAACATATCGCGAAACGCACGAAGGGCCGCGATTGCATCTCTTGCTCCTTTTACTCCACCGTAGATAACCCTATCTTCGATGTGCGTCATATGGACATTTTTGCCCACCTTTGACTCGGAAAGAAACTCTTTGAATCTTATCACTTCTTTACCTTCAAGGAGTTGTATTTTACGGCAAGATTAAAAAACTGTCCTAGTTTTCTTTCTCCTGCGCTTCCAGACTTATTAGTTCGTATGGACATCTCCATAGTAACAGTAGAAGATTTAGATTTCAAATCAATGAACCAATTCTGTTTTGAAGTGGTTGATGGATAGGCTCGAATGAAACGAACTAACGGAAGAAAAACACCCAACTCATCGTCGGCAGTGATCTGCTCATATCCGTCATTTATTGCTTTGATTACCTTAGTGGGAACCATTGGGGCATCTCTCAATATCTCACTGCGAATATAATCCAGAGTTTTATCCTTATTGTGATTAAGAAGATCCATCACCGTCTTACGGCAAATATCAAGTGATTCGTCATAGAGTCTCTCGTATCTTTTAGAATCCTTTTTGAAGAGATCAACCAAAAGTTTGGCAGTCTGTTTTTTTCCCGAACCAGTATCATAAGCTCTCTTACTTGGAATTCC